GACCTGAGCGGAAACACAGGTGTGTCACTGCTTCTAACCAAGGTTCAAATCGTTGAGCTGGTTGAGGGCAATGGTGGTGATGATGGCGGTTTCGAAATCGAGGAAGGTGGCTGGACTGCAACAGAAGGAACACTGAGCGATGCCCCAGAAGAGCAAGCAGAAAGCTCCGAAGAAGAACAAGAAGAGAAAGCCTTTGCGGCCAACTTCTAGTTCTACACGGGCTAGAGCTATTGCCGCTGGCTACCGCTCCGGGCTCGAAGAATGCACCTCAAGGCAAATTAAAGAGAGCGGCCTTGAGGTGCTGTTCGAAAGCGACAAGGTGGCATTTGAGTGGCCGTCCCGGCTTTCAACATACACCCCAGACTTTAAGCTCCCAAAGCAAGGGGGCTTTTTTTATATCGAAACTAAAGGGCGCTTCGAAACTACAGCGCGTCACAAGCATTTGCTTATTAAAGAGCAATGCCCAAACCTAGACATACGCTTTGTATTCAGTAACGCGAGAGCAAAGATATACAAGGGTAGCCCCACTACCCATGCCATGTGGTGTGACAAGCACGGGTTCAAATGGGCGCACAAGACCATTCCTGATGAATGGCTGGAGGAGAGCAAAGATGGAATACAATCACACAGAGATGCTGAAGTACGGCATCGAGGAAGCTGAAGGCAGGTTTGTAGGGCATGAGCCTTGTGATAACTGCCAGAGCAGCGATGCGAAGGCGGTATATGACAATGGGCATAAAGGTTACGCAACGCACTGCTTCAGCTGCAATACCCACAAGAAATACGATACCGACTACCAACCTGTTACGCAGGGAGCTGGCAAGTCCAGTTTATCGGCAGCGGAAGAAACCTTCCAAAAAGACCTACTCACGGGCAGCTATGAAGCGCTCCCGGCTAGAGGACTGAGCCAAGAGACCTGCAAGAAAATGGGTTATGAGGTTGGTACATATAACGGTGAGCCAGTACAGATTGCGTCATACTATAATGCTAATGGCGTTAAGATTGCCCAAAAGATACGCTTGAAAGATAAGCGGTTTAAGGTTCTAGGGAAGGGCGGCAGCCTACCTTTGTTTGGGTCACATAAGTGGTCTAAGGGCAAACTCATACTGACAGAGGGCGAAATAGATGCCCTATCAGTGGCACAGGTAATCCAAAAGCTTGCCGTATGCTCACTCCCGCAGGGCGCTCAAGGCGCTGTCCGGGCTATTAAAGATAACTGGGAATATATCTCTGGGTTCGATGAAGTGGTTCTCTGCTTTGACATGGACGAGCATGGCCGCAAGGCTGCCCAGCAAGTAGCTGAGCTGCTCCCGGTTGGTAAGGCTAAAATAGCCCACCTGCCTCTGAAGGATGCTAATGAGTGTCTGGTAGAGGGGCGCGGTAGGGATATCGTTAGTGCCATCTTTGAGGCCAGAACATACAGGCCTGATGGTATTGTTGCGGCTACCGACATCCGTGATGCGTTAGCAGTGGCTGATGCCGCCTCAGCCGTTAGCTACCCTTACAAAAGACTGAATGAGATTACTCTGGGTCTGCGTAAAGAGGAGCTTGTTCTGCTAAGTGCTGGTACGGGTGTTGGGAAATCTACTCTAGCTAGAGAGATAGCTTATAAGCTGCACATGGAAGGCCACCGGGTTGGGATGATTATGCTCGAAGAGAGCAACAAGAAAACCATCCTGTCGATGGTAGGTTTGCATATGAATAAGAATATAGCAGTAGACCGGGAAGGTGTAGAGCTAGCAGATATCTATCAGGCATTCGATGAGATGTTCGATGGTGACAAGCCTATGTATCTCTTCGACCACTTTGGCAGCAGCGAGGTGGATACCATCATACAGCGGATCCACTACATGGCTAAGGCTCTGGATGTGGATTGGATTATACTCGACCACATTAGCATCATGGTCAGTGGGCTGCACGTAGGTGATGAGCGCAAGGCTTTAGATGTAGCCGCTACAGCTCTCAGAACAGCAGTCAGCCAGCTCAAGATAGGTATGCTTATGGTGAGCCACCTAAGGCGTCCAGAGGGCGATAGAGGGCATGAAGAGGGCGCTAAAGTACGCCTCAACCAGCTCCGGGGAACCCACGGTATTGCCCATGTGAGTGACATTGTTATAGGGCTGCAAGTAGACCCTGATGACGCTGATGGTGACTATCGTTATCTGCATGTCCTGAAGAATAGGTTCACCGGAGAGTGCGGTGTAGCCGGGAAGGTTAAATACATGAGAGACAGTGGGCGCCTATTGGATGCTGCTGATACGTTTTGATGCTATTGGTAATTATACTATAGCCATTGGTAATTATGGTATTGCCATAGGACATTATACAAGAAAAACAATGATTTAGGGCAGTTTTTACTTGTTTGATTGGTCTGCTTTGATGTAACTTATGTTTATATCGATGAGGAGATTGACATGACTGTACGCACTAAAGAATTCAAGTATGAAATCACTGTCCAAGGTTGTATCGAAAACGCAATAGATGGCTTGTTAGCAGATAACAAACAGAGCAGGGAAGAAGCTTTGGAACAGCTTTTAATGGTTATGGATGGCACGGCTAAATGGCCTAAAATGCCAGAAGGTTATTACAAAGCTTATGAAACACGTTGAGTGAATACAGGCCGCACGGGGCTTTGTATTAGGGCTGAGTAAGCCTCGCCTAAAAGCCGTGCATGAGAAGCTAGACGAGAAGGGGTGTCCTGAGGGATGCCCCTTTTCTTTTGCTTGAAACAAGGAGAGAGCAAAATGCAGAAGAATGCAGCAGATATGACAGTTAAAGAATTCGAAGAGTGGCTAAAGAATAGTCACACACGCTTGCACACATGGCTTTCAGGTACGCAAGGGCGCAGTAGCTACATTTGTAGCCAGAACGCTAAATCATTCAGCGCAATGTATAAGCCTACACCATTCACAAACCAGACGCGCAGAGCGATGAACCGGGGGGCGTCTAAATGGAAGCCCTAGTTCACCGCAATGACCGCGCAGAGGCAGGTCAGACCAGCGTAGAGCGGCCTGAGCGCCTAGTGTTTGATATTGAGACAGATGGCCTTGTAGCAACCAAGGTTCACTGCATTGTTATTAAGGAGATGGGTACTGGTTATATCCAGACTTACGCCGGAGACAGCCTACTTTGGGGTGTACAACGGCTGGCCGTAGCTGATGAGCTTATCGGTCACAATATCATTTCCTTCGATATTCCCAGCCTTCAGAGGTGCTTCCCTGAATTCGCACCTAAAGGCAAGGTAACGGATACGCTTGTGCTATCACGGCTAATCCGTGCCGACCTTAAGAATGAGGACTTTGAAGCTAACTGGTCAGACGTTCAGCTCCTCCCGAAACGTCTGTACGGTTCCCACGGCTTAGGGGCTTGGGGTATGCGGATAGGCCTTTTCAAAGGGGACTACGATGGGGGCTGGGAAACCCTTTCACAGGACATGCTGGACTATTGTGTTCAGGACGTAGAGGTAAATCACGCTCTGCTGCTGCACCTTAATCCTGATGCCTACAGCCAAGAAGCAATCGACCTTGCACATCGCTTAGCAACCTTGTGTGACCAAATAGGTAACTTTGGTTGGACATTTGATATGTCTAAAGCAGTAGAGCTATATGCTGAGCTATCGGAGCGCAGGGGTACCATTGAGGCTAACTTACAGGACTTGTTCGAGCCGTGGGAAATCCATGAAGAGTTTATCCCAAAGGTCAACAATAAGAAGCTGGGTTACACAAAGGGTGAGCCTTTTACTAAAGTAAAGGTTATTCAGTTTAACCCCAACAGCCGCAGACATATAGAACGCTGCCTACGCGCTAAGTACGATTGGCAGCCTAAGCTAATGACCGCCCAAGGTCATGCACAAATCGATGAGAGTGTGCTGGCTGGGTTGCAATATCCAGAGGCCAAGAAGCTTGCTGAATTCTTCATGGTTCAGAAGCGTATAGGCCAACTAGCAGAGGGGCGTCAGGCTTGGATCAAGCTACAGAAAAATAGGAAGCTGACCCACCAGATTGTAGCGCAAGGCACGGTGACAGGGAGAGCAGCGCATCGTAATTGCAATTTGGGGCAGGTACCAGCTACTAGGCTGCCATATGGCTCACAATGCCGTGAACTATTCACAACGCAGCCCGGCTATAAACTGCTAGGAGCAGACCTTTCCGGGCTAGAGCTGCGCTGCCTTGCTTTCTATTTGGATGATGCAAACTACACCCGTGAGCTGCTGGAAGGTGACATTCACACAGTGAACCAAGAGGCTGCCGGGCTACCTGACAGAGATAGCAGTAAGCGTTTTATTTACGCTTATTTGTACGGTGCGGGAGCTGGCAAGATTGGTGAGGTGGTTGGTGGCGGCCTCAAAGAGGGTAAGCAACTGCTAGCCAATTTCAATGAGCGTATGCCAGCCCTTAGCAGACTACGCAGAGCCGTTGAGAAAGCCGCTGAGCGCGGTTACGTCAAAGGCCTTGATGGCAGGCACATTAAAATAAGAAGCCCACACAAAGCGCTTAACTCTCTCCTACAAGGAGCGGGTGCAACTATCAGCGCCCAGTGGCTTCTCAACATTCAACAAGAAATCACCGAAGCAGACCTCGATGCCAACCTTATGGCTTGGGTTCACGATGAGGTGCAAATCCAAATCAGAGAGAAGGACGCTGAGCATGTCGGTGATATCGCTAGAAGAGCAGCGCAAGCTGCGGGAGAAAAGTGGTTCCAAAGTAAAATCCCCATCGAAGCCGAATGGAAATTGGGTACCACATGGGCTGACACACATTGATGCTGAGACGCTGCATGAGACCCTACGTGTTTGGGTTGTATGTTCCGCAGCAGCTGAAACGCCATTCACTATCAAAAGCAGATTTGCCCGTGCAGCCGCCCAGCATGTAGCTATGGCCGCCAGCATGGGTCTCATCTCAGTACAGCTAACGTCTGATACTTTCGGTTCGCGCTGGCTAATCACTGAAGATGGTTTGGAATTTATCGAAGAGGGAGCAAAATACTTTGAAGAAGTTACTGATTGATGCAGACATTTACGCATATAGAGCCCTAGCCACAACTGAAGAAGAAACCAACTGGGGTGATGATGTATGGACATTAAGTTCCGACCATAAACAAGCGCATACTGTGTTTGTTAATGAGATGCGGAAGATAACAGAAGAGCTTGACAGTGAGGATTTGCTGTTATGTTTCAGCGGGAGCGACAACTTCCGCAAACAGATAAACCCTACCTACAAAGGCAACCGAAAGAACACCCGCAAACCGCTGGGTTATGCCACTTTCGTTGAGAACCTCAAAGCTGAATACAAGTGGCAATGCCATGACAATTTAGAGGCTGATGATGTTCTGGGGATGCTGGCTACCCGCCCAGATAACAACGGGAACTGCGTGGTAGTTAGCGAAGATAAAGACCTAAT